GTTTGACTAAGTTAGTCTAGGATTAAATTATGTCCATATCCATAACTGTAACTGTACCGTAGAAGTCAGCACGAACCATCTTCTTACCGTAGCGGGTCATCACGCCCTTGCGGGGTGTGAAGTCCTCTGGTGCGAAGATAGTAGGAGTGACGATGAGAGGTACGTAAGGAGCGTATACGTAACCAGTCTCAAGGTAGCTACCACCCTTGTAACCAACAAGAACCTTGTTGCGGGGGAAGTAGGGATCCTTGTAAACCGTGAAACGGTTGCTCAAGCTACCGATTGGTGCTGCACCAAGCTGGAAGGGTGATCCGACCTGACCCTGGCCGTCAAGGCTGTAATTGGGCTTGTAGAGGACGGAAGCCTCGAAGATTGTAGCTACATCGGGTGAAACCACGATGAAGTTTGCAGAACCGCGGAGGGTCTTACGGTGAATCTCGTTAGCAACATCAATGATGGTCTCAACGAGAGTCTCATACCACTCACGGACAGTACCGGTGAATGCCGGACCTGCAGCAAGTGTGCTGGAGAGTGTGACCTCAGAGCCAGTCTTCTTGTTAACAAACTTACCTGGAACTCTTGACCAGTAGTAGTTTGCACCTTGAGCCTGTGTGAGAAGATCGTTGAGAATCTCTCTGTCAAGCTCTAGAGCAATCTGCTCTGATAGGATCTGAGTAAGCTCAACCTCAGCGTCAAGGCTGTGGTAAGCGTTCAAGTCCTGAGCGAGTTCTGGTGACCAGCGAGCGCGAAGCTTGCGTGTCTCAGCTGTTACAGCAATTGACTCAATCTTGATGTCAATCTCAGGGATGATAACCTGAGGTGAGGACGCGAAGTCTGACTCAAACGTTGGAATTGTAAGAGTTGAACCGTCATCTCCAGCATCAAGCGTTGGTGACTGAACATATGAACCAGTGAAACCGTGGTAAGTGGCAACAGCAGCTGTGCCAAGGTCAGGAAGATATGTTCCTGAGATAATTGTCAATAGAGCTGCATTGGTTGTTCCGCGTGTTACCATTGGATCAGGTGTGAATACTCCGCCTGAGTAGGTTCCAAGCTGGTTAAGTCGACGAATGTTACAAATCTGACCGCCCTGAATAGCATCAGAAGCAGAGAGGACTCGAACACCCTCGCCGTTAAGCGCCATAGCCGTTGCTGAAGTAGCAGCCTGGGCACCACCGACACCAATGAGTGCAACTTCCTTAGCAGCAGAGAAGTCCATCTGTGCTGGGAACACTGTAGCATCCCAGATAAGAGCCTGGAACATTCCCAATCCTCGACGGGCACCAGTTGCAGAAAGGTTGTCTTCAATCAGTGTGGTGATCTGTGGATCAAACTGTAGAAGCTTACCGTCAGAACCTGTTGCTTGAAGGTACTGACCTCCCGCGAGAGCCGAGCCGCCGGCATAAGCACCAGATGCAAGCAGGGTGAGCCTGTTTGTTGATACTTGACCGAACTGTGGGTTTACACGTGTGTAGGCAGTGCCGACTAAGTCGTACTGACCACCAACTGCATTAGAACCAGATCTTACACCCTTACCTGTTGGAAGGTTGTAGATTGATTGTCCCTTCTTGTATGTTTCCTGTGCTGTTGTTCCCTCAGCACCGGTCTGCTGACTAGCGTCACCGCCGACGTTTGTGCCGTAGGTGTAATCCAGATAGAAGAGCAGACCAGAAGGTAGGCTCATTGGCTGAATTGAATCGAGCTCGTTGGCAACAAGACCACCGAAAACGCGACGAACGATTGGGAAGGCGATATTCGTAAAACCACGAAGGTCACCTGATGAGGAAGTGCTACCTGCACCGCCTCCGATTGTTGATTGCTCACGAAGAAGCTGTGCTGCCTGGTTCTCTAGAAGACGTGACATGTTCTCACGACTTGTATCGCCAAGACCTCTAAGAAGACCCGTGCGTGTCCACTTCTCCATGAGATGAGCTGACTGCTGTCCTACGTCTCTGTGACGAATTCCCTCAGTAAGCTGATCTAATGTAAATTTTTTGGCCATTGTTTTCTCCTTTTTAACGACCTGTTAGGTTAATTAGTTTAATTTCACTTGATACCAGCAAGAGTTGCCCAGCGATCAGAATGAGTGCTAGTTGCCTTTGCTGAAGATCTACCGACGGACCTCGAGGATGAACCAAGAGACCTAGCGGTTGACTCATTAAGCTTTTTGCTTGATTGCTTTGTGCTCGTAAGAGTCTTGTAAATTAGCTTAACCTCTCTCAAACTCTTTGCAGAATCGATTGATTCCATTACTGTCCGACGCTTGGCCGGAGGTACTGAACGATCCTGGAAAAGCTTATTAACATAAAGAAGCTTAGCGTTGAACAGATTTAAATCTGTCAGTTGCTCACGAAGTGTTTCAATTGCACCCCTGTATTCATCGAGCCTTGTCTCTAGAGAACGATTCTTACGTTGCTCTTTTCTCAACGACTCAGCAAG